TTTCACTTGTTGCGAGGGGTGGTAACATTTGTTAACGGGGAACGCAATAACCCCGGACTTTCGTCACATGAACCGTTACAGAGAAACGTCTACCGTGATCAATGACTCGAAACATGTGTCCCACAAGGCTCTCGGCAACCGAGGAGCGATGAGGGGCTTGTCGTGTCGATCCTTGCGGTTGTGTGTGGAATTTACGCGCTGGAATCCAAGGATTCCATCACACACAGCCGTGTAACACTCGACGAGTCCAGGTTCCCACACACCGTAAACATGGTGTAAGAACGACCCGAAGTAGTCTGGATCAACAACTTCCGCCTTCCCAGTCATGTCACGTAATTCCTCTGCAGTGTACTTGTACGCCATGGCCTGATTCCTCATATCTAAGTATGGGTTGGACGATAGCTGTTCTGCAGTTTCCATAAGGATAGTTCGTAAGCTCAGAATGTGCCTGTGTTCATATGCTGCGGACAACAACTTGCCCGCCATATAATCTTGATCGCTAACCGCACGATTGTAATTTGCTCGTATGGGTAGCTTAGCCAGGACTCGACCGAAAGAGGGCACCGGAAACGTACGTTTGCTGCTTGGCACGAAACGCTTCCGCAAGAACGTCGCTTGTTCGCGTCGTTCAGGAAGTGCAGTTTCAGCGTCCATGCCAAAGCTCTGTGCCACCGTTGTCATCGCCTTGGCTACATCCGTGCGATCTTCAACAGTGAACGTCAAATTGTCGTCTCCATACACCAAAGTGGTTGACTTCTTCACGCAAGCTTCCTTGAGGGCAGCTAAGCTCACACATGCATTGACATAACCGTTGCCGGTGGTAGTTGTTACCTCGCCCGACCAACGTTGACCTGTGACCTTACCCCGCACACCATATCGAGTGAACACCCTCACCGATGTGTTTGCCGCGAATTCCCGTACGAACCACTTTGGAGCACCAAGTTTGTAATAAAACATGGCCTCATGCTTACGAACACCGGCTGGCTGCGTGCCGTCGTTGTTCTTGAAATCGCTCTCACATGCTTGACCGGGGGTGTGATGCACAATGTCTGCTATTTCGTCGGCGGTAAGCCCCACACAATAAATGACTTCATTCCCGGTGTTAAGCGGGTTTGTGCGGGACAATTCCTCTTTGATACGACGAGACAAATAAAACACAATGGACCCCATGACTAAATTATACATGTCGCCTCCCTGATAGACGACACGTGGTAGGGCACCATCATGCTTCAAAAGCGCCTCCGATTTCGCAAAAACAACCTTGTCCGTATACCCTGGTAGCGTGAAGTCCTGCGAATCCAAGAGCTCCTGCAACCTCTCCCGCTTCTGTCCGCTCATCTCGTCAAGATAAGCCTGGATCATCTCCATGTCCGGAAGAATCGTCTCCCGCTCATGCACTTTCGCCATGAGCAATGCATGCCCCTCCAAAAACGAGGCACTAACTTCCTTACGTGGCGCATGATCACATCTTTTCTTAATGGCCTGAAGAGTAGAAGCCTCAGACTGAGACACCACCTGGACGGGCACCCCCTCAATAATAGCACCTTTGATTGGTTCGCTGGTGTTGGGGGGTTCAACTGTTTTGGTTATGTTAACCGAAGGCTCGATATTTTTGTAGCACACCTCCGTTGGATAGTTGACGGGCCTGTTAAAAGCAGGGCCGCCAACCAATGGCAACGAACGTGAG